AACCAGCATTTGCAAGGCTAAAGTTGCCTGTTCCTGTAAATGCGCTTGAATTAATACCAATATCAATATATTTGCCTAAGGAAGCAGTATCGTTATATAAGGCAATATCCGTAGTAGCGGCGGCATTACTGCTAGTATTTTGCAATGCCATGTAGGCATAGCCAGCAATAGAAGTTTGGTATGAAGCAAATATTCCAGTATCAGAACCATTTAAATTTCCATAAGCAAAAGCACCTTGAGTTGCTGACCCTGAAATGGTTTCATTAGCAATATAAGCAGGCGCAGTTAAAGCAGTACCACTCCAAGTAAAGCTAGATGAACCAGCTAATGCTCCACTAGAATTGAATTGGACTTGTGTATTAGAGCCAGCAGCTCCAGCAGTAGGAGTTGCCCATGTTCCATCACCACGCCAGAATGTTGTTGAAGAAGCGCCTGTACCGCTATTGAGGTTGGTAACTGGCAGGTTTCCAGTTACTTGAGTAGCAAGGCTGACATTTGACAATGTGCCACCAAGCGTCAAGCTACCGCTAGAGCTTACTGTGCCAGTTAATGTAATGCCATTAACTGTTCCTGTACCGCTTACGCTAGTTACTGTGCCTTGTGGGTTTGAGGCGGTTGTAATAGTTGTAACACGACCATAAGTATCTACAGTAACGACAGGAATTAAAAGGCTAGAGCCTGTTGTACCAGCAGTAACAATGCCTGAAGTCAAATTAACGGTAGGAATAGCGCTTGTGCCAGCTACAGTTAAAGTAGTTGAAGTAATAGAAGTTACTGTTCCAGAGCCTTTATTGTTAAAAGTGTTCCAATCAGTAGAGCTTAAATAGCCATTCGTGCTGGTTGTGGCTTGTGAAATAACTAATGGGCTTCCAGAAGTGCCTGAGCCTGATAATGGGCTACTTGCCGTTACCGCAGTTAAATATGAACCTGCTGGTTGCTTATTGTTAAAAGTGTTCCAATCAGTTGATGACAGATAGCCGTTTGTGGTCGCAGAAGATTGCGAAATAACCAAATGACTACCGCTTGTACCTGAACCCGATAATGGGGCATCTGCTGTTACCGATGTTAAATAGCTACCTGCGGGCTGTTTGTTATTAAAGGTGTTCCAGTCTGTGCTGGTCAAATATCCATTAGTTGTGCTGTTGGCGGCAGCCATACTAATTGCAGGGGTTGAGCCACCGCTTGAAACAACAGGGGCAGTACCAGTTACGCTAGTGACTGTTCCTACATTAATTGAGCCGCCCAATGATGTTGCTGTGCCATTAATAGTAATGCTTGAATTAGCTAAATAGCTATTGGTAATTGGAGTTGCGTTCCAAGTGCCTGTCGTAATTGCGCCAGAACTGTTAATTTGAAAAGCTAATGTGCCGCCATTGTATGTATAAACATCAAATAATTCGGTAAATTGTCCGCTTAAACCATAAACTTTTAAAGGAACAGTTGAAGTGGAATAAGAAGTAATTACAGGGGAATTTATCTGTGGTTGTTGGCTTAAAACAATAGATGGATTTGAGCCTGTTCCAGTTGCAGAACTTACTCCTGTGCCACCATTAGCCACAGGAAGCAATGCACCGCTAGGGGCTAAAATTGCTGTGCCATTTCCAATGACCGCTTGTCCTGCTGGGTAATCTCCCCAAACTGCAAGTTGACCACCACCAAAACTGACTAATGACCCTGCATTACTAGACGCTAATACTGTAGTTCTTGCTAATGTTCCGCTGCCAACTGTACCAATACCCACTTCCCAGTTTGTAGTTTGGGTTTCGTAAATACCGTAATAAGTGGTATTTCCACTACCAATAGCGGAAGCAAATGACTGGTAGCCTGTTACAGCACCAGCAAGGGTTAAAGTACCAGTTCCGCTAGTTGTGCTAGTTTCCTGGACTCTATCTTTAATGATGAGAGCCATAAATTAGCCTTATTGGTTAGCTCGAATAATAGTGCCAGAAGAAATGCTGACGACCTGAGTTGTATCAATAGAGGTGTTATTTAGGTTCATATCGCAACCAGTTAAACCTACTGTGCCATCCATAATTACGGTAGAGTTATCTGACTTAAATATGCGGAAAAACTGCGCTGTGCCTGTGGCGACTGCTGTGCCACTAGCAACTGAACCTAATGTAATAGTACCGTTTGAATCAGTACCAAAAGAGCCAGTAACCACAAGAGAAACCAATAAAGTTTGACTTGTAATTGCAGTATTGGCATTAGCAGGTTGTGAGCCTTGGTAAATACTAATGATAGCGCCTGAACCAGCATAAGTAATTAGACCCTGTTGTTGGGCATCACGAGTGCCGTTTGAATATTTGAGGTTTGATGCCATTAAATAACTCCTTGAATTTTGCCGTCAGGGCCACGCACTACTTGTTTTGGGCGACTGTGATTTTGGTTAATTGTATCAACTAAAGCGCTAATTTGACCGACCATTTGCTGATTACTCTCTTTAATAGCGTCTGCCAAAGGTGCTAATGGGTGTTCCATAGACTTAGCCATATCTTCTTCTGCTAAGTATGCAGTTTCGCCATTGTCATCTGCCGCAGAAACACGAGCCACTTCAATCTTAGCGCCATTGTTAATGTGAGCTAACAACACTTGAGTATTGCGCTCCATATTCATCTTCATTTGGGCTAATTTAGCCTGCATTTCAATTTCAGCCTGGTTGCGCTGTGCTTCTAGCTGGAATTTAAGCTGGTTTTCTTGGGCTTGGTATTCTTGTTTAGCCTTTTCCAACTCATTTTCAGCTTGCATTTTTTGCATTTCTAGCTGGTTTGCAATTTGTAGCTCTTGCGACTTAGCTTGCATCTTCATTTGCTCAATTTGCACTTGCAATGGAGGTGGTTTTGGCTGACCTTCCATTTGTTTAGCTTGTAAGCGGAATTTATCGGCTGTTTCGTCAATTAAACCTTCTAAAGACTTGCCAGCTTTGAAGCCTGTTACTGCAAATTTAAGCATTTCCATCAGCAATGGGGTCAATTCTGGACTTGCCTGACTTGCAGGAATAGCTTTTTCCATAAATCCACCAATAGCTGCCAAGAATTCCATGCGGTCTTGCTTTTCTTGCATTTCATCTTGGAAAATCATTGAGTCAGAGGTGACTTCAATGCGGAAATTCTTGCTAACTTCGTCTTTTAATAGGGCAATAGCTTGTGGAATCAACGCTTTATCGTTGTCATCCATCTGCATACCACCAGCAATCTTAATAATGGTGTCTTCGGTGAAATGCTGGCAAATAATTTGCGATTTAATAGCAAGCAGCGAGGTTGCGAAATCAACAACAGCGTGTTGCATAGTTTTGAGGCGACCTGCTGCATTGTTTGATTTAATGATTTGTGCGCCAAGGGTTTCATTGGGGTCTGTTTGACCACGCTGAATATCGGCAATACCCATCAATTCATAAATCTGACCCTTAACTTGCTCCATAGCCTGATAGCATTGTGCAAGCGCAGTAGCAAATGGGGCAATATCAACTAAATCTAATGCGCCTTTCATGCCTTGTTTTTCGGCAAATGCCATCCAATTCTTTACTGGAATCAAGACATTAGACTCATTACCTTCGGAGAATAGGCGCTGGAGTTCAGCAGCGCTGGCATCATACAAACCACGCACTTTCAATGCACCAATGAGTCCATCAATACGGTCACATAGGTCGTCTAATTCTCTAGCTTGGTCTTGGTAAATAGTAAAGTCAGGAATAGGTTCAAGACTATCAGTAGTTAAAGTAGCGTAAAGTGGCTTTGGACAAGGCCAAAAGTTTTCCAACTCTAATGGGTCATCTCTTTCATCAAGAATTTTGCCCATTGACTTGCTAATCCACAGTACTTTTCCTGTTTCTTTGTCCCAAATTTCATAAATTTGAGCTTGGTAGGCTTGGTCATCATTCTTAGTGTAAGACTTACCGACTTGTTCAGGTTTAGTGTCAAGCGGTATTTTGTTGCCTAATTCTTCACCAAAACGCTCTACAAGCGCTGTGCGGTTTAAATAAACCTTACGCCATACTGCGGTGACTTCTTCCCATGTACGAGCTACTGTATGACCAAAATCACGCCAATGGACATAATCTACAGGGCAGCACTCATATTCAATTTCTTCTTCAACTTCGCCAGGTTCGTTATCTTCTTCTTCTGGCATTAGGCCTTCTAATGGCGCACCGACATCGCCTTGACCGTTTACATAGCTAGGGTCATGTGCTTGTTTAGCGTCAATGGTTTCGGACAATTCCCAACCATCTTCAGGCTCTTTTTCTTTCTTAGCCATAAAGTGCGGTTCATAACGCACCCATGCTGTGCCACGACCACCTAAAAGACGGTCTGTAACGCAGTTCACCATAGCGGACTTATAGTCGCCATAGTGCTCAATTTCAAACTCTAGCGCTCTTTCTAGGAGCATTGAGGCTACTCTACCAATAGGGTCATTATCTCTAAACCTACGACTTACATCAGGGCGTGGGAGTCTTGCAAATACCGCTGGGGTAATGGTTTGGACATTACTCCATAGAATATTGAAGCGAGCATTAGGATTGGTTTTGTTGCGTGAGTCATCCTTGTAACGCTTTAAAATCTTGTCCACACGAGCTTCCCAGAGCTTAAAACTGCGCTCATAGGACATAATGCGGTTGTACCAATCTTCGTAGCTGTGCGCTACCTCGCCTCTTAATTCAGACATAAAAAGCCTTATGAGAAGTTGCCGACTACTACTGCGCTAACACCAGCGCCAGTTGTGATTTTCCATGCGCCATTTAATGATTGTGCTTCTACTGTCAAAGAATAAACACCTTGAGAAGCATTGGCAGGAATTAAAGGTATTGAGGTAGAGCCGTCAATAATGGTTAATGTGCTTGTAGCAGTAGTAGTAACGGTTGCAATAACACGCACTAACATATCACCAGCAGCGCCATTGTTGCCCATAACTTGAGCAGTTGTTGAAGGGGCTACATACTCATAAGTAGTGCCAAATGGTTGTTGTACGCCTGACATTTAAATTCTCCTATTGTTTGGGGTGTTTTTAATAGCCCACATATCGTTTAAAGTTACATCCGTTTTACCAACAAACAAGCCCTTTATAGGCTCGTCTTTGGTCATTATTTTTTCTTCCACTCGCCAAGCAACTGCTGCCATGCGATAAGCGTCTGCAGCGTGTGATGTCCAATCATGCCGAGGCTTATCTCTAAAGACTTTTCTATCCTCGTCATATTCTCTTTGATACTGTCGTAAAGATTCGATACCATCCTGACACCTTTCTGCGTCAAACCAAGACCTCATCAATGCCATGCGACTTGCTTGAATTCCGTCTTGAAGTCCTAAATTTGGGACAATTTTCATAGATTCTAACGGAATTTTAACAGAAAGTTGCTCAATTATTGACTTTCCGCCACTTGCTAAAGTTTTTGCTCTTGCGTCATGAGGCAAATAATGTAGCCCATATTGGTAGCCAAACTCTGCTTGTTTAGCTTGAATGAGTCCTGTATAAAATGCCACAGGCTGACCATTGCTTCCATGGTAGTCAAGAAAGCGCAATTCACCTCTGACAACCTGCCACCACCACACACTTGTATCATCGCTGTAACCTAAGTCCCAACTTGTATTAACTTTATACATAGGGTCATATTCAACCTTGGTAATTCTGCCTTGGTCGGTAAGTTGGCGCATTTCTTTACCGTAATAAGCGCCAAGAATAGCTGACTCAAAGTCGCATTCAAACTCTTGTAAGTATTGGTCTTGCGTCATTGACTTGGCGGCATCCTCAAGCTCTTGCTTTGGAAGCAAACCAGTCTGACTAGCTCTTAGGGTTTTGGCATACCAGCTATCGTCATTGGTGGCGTTATTGTATATGTCCCAGAAGGCATTATGACCTTTGGGCGTTCCAATGAAAACTGCCCAGCCGAGTCTGTCTGCCAACAAAGGCCGAATAATCTCGCCCCAAATACGAGGGCGCATATCTGCATACTCATCTAGCACAATCCCATCAAGGTATAGACCACGCAGAGAGTCAGCATTATCAGCGCCAAATAGCCTAATTCTTGCACCATTTATTAATTCCACCCATAGTTCTGATTGATTAGCTTTAGCCATTACAGGCTTACTAAATCTTAATAGGTAGTCCCAGGCGATATTCTTGGCTTGGCTGTAATATGGTGCAACATAAGCGTAGCGACCATCCTCTTTGCCCTCTATTAGTGCTTTGTATATAAGGTCATTAATGCAGGAAACAGTTTTACCGCAGCGTCTATGCGCCACAATAACTGCCCAGCGTTGTTTTCTTTCATGGAAGTCTAAGAATACGCTACGAGGTTGGTAGTCTAGTTCTACCTCTTGGACTATTTCTTCCAAGACACTACCAAGCGTTGTGGGGCTTTTTCATCGCCTACTACTTCAGTCCTTGCAAGTTTAGGCACAGCATACTCAACCATGTTTTGCACTATGTCGCAGGCTTTGCCAGGATTTGGCGGCACAATCCACTTTCCAGTAGCATCGTCAAATAAGCCTTCAGCGGTGTTTTGAAGCCATGTTTGTAAATATGGTAGGTTGGCATCAAGTAATGCTTTAACAGCCTCACGAGCCTCTTGAGTGACTTTATTAGGCGTTCCTGCAACACGCCCACCTGTCTTTTTTCTAGTTTTTTCTACTTTAGAGTCCATACATTCTCAAGTGATTGATTTGTAAGGCTTAATTCTACAACAGAATTTAAAATGGGTCTTTAACGACTTTATTCATTTCTTTAACGAGCATATCTCTGCGCTTATTGCGCTTTTTCTCATTCTTTTCTAGCGTAGACTCTTTATGTTCTCTTAATAAAGCGTCTTTTTGTTTGTATTCGTGTTTCATGTGTTTCATCACATATCCTTCATAGCTTCTTCAATGTGTTTTCTGCGTGGTTTTTTGGCAGTTTTTGCCGACTCTACAAACGCTTCTGCGGTTGGCGCACCTTTTTGCCCAGGTTTACGCATTTTTTCGCCAGAGCCATGTGCTATGCGTTCTTGCTTTTTATGAATATTATAGTAAAGACCCTTATTAGGCACAATGCCACCTTGCCCTTGCTGCTTTGCCTCGCTCACCTGTCCAACCTTTAGACCTAGCGCAAAAACTATCATGCCTAGAGCCATTAGATTGAGGGG